TAACAGCCGTCTCGCGTAACAACGAGGAATAGTTTTGAAGAGGATCACCCGATCCACTAAATACTTTATCAAACATTTCTGATATAGTAGCTTCATCGGCCTCTGGGCGTAGCATTTGAAAACTGTTTAGCATCTGAGTGCGTTGAGCTGGTGAAATATCATCTTCAGTTTCAACACCTCTAAGACCTCCATAGGCATCCCCTACGATGGCTGCATATTCATCCTCTAAGTCATCTTGGTCTTCTCGATTTGCTCTACTTAAACCGCTCTCGATGCTCGCTAATATTTTTGCTTTTTCTTTCTTACCTTTAACTGATCCAAATAAAGTGGCATTACCTACAATCTTATATTTCTCTGCTTCCGCAAGGAGTCGAGAAGCGTCTCTAAATCGACCCTCCGCTACCGCTACAGCAACTTCAGCAGTAACAATCCCACGCGCCTTTGTAGAGCGTTCCTTAGGAGCCATTCCCAGTGCTTTATATTCATTGATTGCATAATCAAGACCATTAGAAACCCGCTGCGCTAGTGGAATATCATTCCCGTTAACATCCTTACTCTTTTGAATCATTGTAGAGGCGTCTGCTGAGATAAACATCTCCGTTTGTTGCTCTAGATTCTCCTTATAAAGCTTCATAGAGTCATCATAGAGATTATCTACGAAAGACGATGAGAGTGCTTGTAGAGCTTGCTCGCGGTGGGCATCTCCTCCAAAACTATCTTGCAACTCTTGATTGAACATATCTCGTTCTTTATCTAAGTTTGAGACAAACTCATTGATGGACGCCATTCGTTCTTCGTCGGTAGCACCTGTAGGAAGATTAGTTCTACCAGCTACGTTTTGAAAACGCTCTCGAATGGTCTCTTCGTTCATCGCAAAGTGACGCTTAACGAGTGCTTGTTGGTAAGCCTTATTGTAACCAAGGATACCTTTAGACTCCTTATCTTGCATAGCGCCCTCTACGTCCATAGTAGATGCAGCAGCTTCAGCTCCCATCTCTTTAGCGATGTTAGAGGCTTGTCCTAGGACTTGCGGGGTGCGTCGTAACGCTTGCGCTAGTTGTAACGCTGAGTTGGTCTTTGGCGTAGGTGCAACCGCTACGTTATATTGTCCCGCACGTTGTACGGTTGGTGATAACGCTGGTGTTCCTAGGTCTAGTTGTACTTGTTTACGCATTATAATTTAAAAGTCTTTGGTTACGGAATAAGTGGACAGCCCTGTTTGAGCGCCACTAATAGTAGCCCCAAGGTAATCAGGCTTTTCGATAGGCTTGTTGATACGAAGCATGTTGTTAGTGAAACTAAGCCCAGCATCCCCAAGCTGTAGTGTACGATTAACGTCACTCATCTGTAGCTGTTGCTGTGTAGCAAAGTTATATTCAGCCTCTTCTCGTGTCAGATCATTGATAAGAGCATCAACACTAAGTCCTGCTACTCCTGCCTCACCAGCACTTACACGTGCCGTTGCACGAGCTTCACGGGCTTTCCTAGCAGACTCATTGACACGCTGTGCTGCTGCTACTTCCTCTTGTCCTTGCTGGACACGCATAGAGGACACTTCTCGTAAGTAACGTTCCCGTTCTGCTGCCGAAGCGTTCTTTTGGACTTTTGCTTGGGCTTTTGCCATCTGGCGTTGTCCTGATATTTGAGAGAAGCCTGAGGCTATTCCCATTATCGCTGAGGGTATATCACACATATTATTTAGAGGGGATTATAAATTCAAAGAAGGGTTGATTGCTAAAGGTAAGTTTACGAATGAAGACTGCTCCACAGAACTTGAGCCACTTAAGGGCTACGTGGTTATCCTCATGGACAAAGTTAAAGGTTGTGCCATAAGGCTTGGTTAATCGTTGAGTCCACTCACGGGACGCTTTAAGGAATTGATAGGCGTTGTCAGTGACACCATCAGTACCAAGACACCAGATGTACGCTTGGTTCTCTATCTGTCCGACACCAAACATAGCAAAGGGAACGTCATCAGCATCTAGGGCTGTCAGAGTAACGTCATCACTCTCTAAGCCACTCAAGATCGCCTGACGTGGTTCGTGACCCATACAGGCTATCTCTATCTGGTCTGCTTTACGCATATACGGATAGATGCGCTCTACGTGGTCGTGGGTAGCAACAACTACCTTACAATCCCCGTGGGTACTGAGAACTTTATCCATATCGGTTGGAGCGGGAATGAACAAAGGATTCAAACTCGGCACTCTGGAATGTGCTAGGGAGCGCACTCTCGTTTTCGATGGTGATAGTTGTGTCCTGTGGCTTAGTGAACACAGGGAAGCGATAGAAGCCACTGTCGAGGCTCAGGGAACCAAGAGTGGAGGAACCTACTACATCAGGCGTAAAGATGTTCTCATAGGTATCACGGAACTTAGGGGTCACCTTAACTTTGAAGTAAGCTGATTTGTCGTAGTACAGCGAGCCATTACGGATCATCATCTTGGCTGCATTAGAGGGACTCTTACCATTCCCTGCTTTAGCTTTGAAGAGCTGCTCAGAGAACGTATACTTCATTGTATAAGGGACACCTACCCAGACATCTGTATCAGAGGACACGGGACTGCTAAGGGTGACTGTAGAGCCGCTATTGGTGCAGTTAAGGGCTAACCCATCAGTCGTATAGACTTCCACTGAGTTGTCCTCTGGGGTATACGGAAGGGTGATTGTAGAGGAGCCATTGGTGACTGTAACAGCTACTCGGTTGTCGAGGTGAGTAACATAGCCAGCATCATCCGATAGACCAGACTCTAGAGGCATCTCTACGAGGTTAGTTTCTCCGTTGTTGGTGATGACTGCGTAGAGGGTAGACTCAATGAACTCTATGCCTCGTATCTCACCAGTGAAGGTAAACTTAGACCAAGCACTCAGGACTTTCTGGTTGTTGTTCCAGAAGTAATTGTAGATGTATAGGGAGCCTTTCTCGTCAGCACTGAGCAGAGCTATAACGTCCTCTGAGGTAGTCCCAGCCATTTCTATAATGTTTTTAGGAACATAAGCAGGAACGTGCTCAGTAACCTCGGAAGCATCATAATTATCCGTAGAAGTGTTTACAGTGAACTCCCTAATACCTGTGAAGGATCCACGGGTGAAGGGGTAATAAATGTAGGAACCTAAAGGAATAGGGTCTACTTGGTCTTCATAACTGAAATTAGTAATAGGAGTGATACTTACGGTCTTAGAACTAAGGATGTCCCCGCCCTTCAGAACGAACTGACCGTTACTTGAAAATAGAATTAAGTTTTCTTGGAAACCTGTCGCAGCTTTTAGGTTAGTAACGCTCCCACTAGCGACGGACACGTCAATGGGGTCTGAATCCAATAGAGAAGTGACAGTCGTTCTACAAAAGTTAAAGAACTGACCAGCCTCAGATAAGATTACGTTTTCATTACTTATTAGTCCCAATCGGTTCTTGAAAAAGAACATGTTGGATATGGATTTATCTACAAAGGAAGGAAAAGGGTTTGATTTTTGGTCTCCCACACTTCGTGTGTTATACTCAGCGGCCTCAATAGTAAATTCATTAACATTGATATTAATAAGGCGATGAGGGAGGCTGGATGAATCTAAAGTTGTGTAAGAGTCAGGCGCTACTGTCTCCACCCAAGAACCAGAAGACCAAGCGGATCCGTCTTTTGTTTCAAACTTAACATAATAATCATCTTGATTAAGTTCTGCATCTCCTTTTATTTTTAACGTAAACCCATTAATACATGTCAAAGGCAGTGATCCTAAACCATCCGCTTCTTTATATAGAGAGGCCATCCCACTATCCGCTAAATCATCACGAGTGCTTATACTAAAATCATCCGCAGTAGATGAGCTTTTTAATTCATAACTTAAACCATTGCCATTATAATTAATATCAAAGTTAGTGTTTACGGCTGCATTATTACCCGTGGAACCTGACGTATTGGTGGATTTATCGTAAAGATCCGTAATAATTGTTCGACTTTGCGCATTACTCGCTGTGGTGGAGTTGCCTGTTGTTGAGGTAACGCTACCGAACGTACCATTACCTTGATTTGTTGTATTAGGCGTGGGATATGTCCAGCTATAACTAGCATCAGTTTGGGATGATGGACTGAGGAAGGCTATTACATTTGTTGTACTCGCCCAATTATTACTATATCCAGAAAGTAAATTTCTTAGTTCGGTAAAGACCCCGTTAGCATCCGTTCTTCCCTGTATGGATATAGGAGCGTTTATAGAGGCGTGTGCTCCATATATGGTGTATACTGTATTAGGAGTATAATCTTTACCTCCATAATCAATAGCTACATCTATCTTACCAAAGGGGCCGCTTCCTTGATTAAAGGATCCTTCAACAATTGCTAATCTTAAAGTATCTCCCTCACCAAACTCAACGGTGTACTTTTTACCGTAATCTGGTTGTTTAATGAAGACGAAAGCTTGTTTAGCTAGTGCGGCACTTTTTATATTACTATCTATAGCTACTGTTACACTCTTGTTTAAAACAAAAGTGGTATCTGCGATGGATAAAGCCTTTAAGTTATCTCTAGGGGTTGTCGTGTTTAGGTAAGCGTGGTTAGCTGTACTATAACCACCAGTAGAACCATTAATACTAGCTTCAACACCTGTAAGCGTGTTCCAAGCTTGAAGTTTTGTCCCATCGTGAATAACTACATACTTCTCGTTATCATCACGATTGATAAAGTGAACAAAGCTATCCTCATCAATAGCCTCCTCTAACAACCTAGCAACGTGCCGAGTGTTAGGGCGTTTCTTGAGTCCCTCTGCAACAGAGCTAAGAGCGTTTTCCTGCTCCTCACATTGACCATCAAAACGAGTGGCATCAGGTTGCTGAGAGACGCCTTGGATAAGGTTAGGAACACTAGTGTTAATTAAAGCCATTATGTAAGGTCGTAGTTACGGTTAATACCAATTCTGGTTGCTACATCGTAGTTGTCAAATATAGTCCGATCAGAACTGCCACTATCAAAGTCCATGAGAGCCGCATAAGCCTTGTACTCATCACGAGCGATAAGTGCTTCTAGCTCACGAGACCCAATGATGCGTCCTTGGAACACACGAGAGGCACGCAGTACAATATAGCGACGAGCTGGTTCTGGTAGAGAGTCCCACTCTAGGAGACGTGTTTGGTTCACTTTGAGATCCTTGGTGAACACTGTGGTGTTATTGGAACGATCAAAGAGA